CGGAGGCGGCAGAGGATGCTTCTGAGAACGACATAGATCATAAACTTGTTAAGTGCCCAGAGGAAGACCTATGCCCCAAAGGAGGGGACGGAGAAGGGGAAGAGTGCGCAGACTGTTGATATCTTGACCTAAAGCCCTTTAGCTATTAATATTAGCTATGGCTACTCTAACCGTAGCGGGTGTTGAAGATGCCCTATCAAACTATAAAACTGTAGGAGGTAACTTTCTACAGCAACTCAATCTAATTTTACCCCGTTTATATGCTATGGGGATGTGGAGGGATCTAGTTTATGAGACTACTATTTCCACGACAGATTTAAATTTCACGCTTCCCGATGATGCGGAGTCTATTGTATCCGCTTTAGTTGATAACGATCCTGCAAAAGCTAGGGCACAATTCCACGATTACAGGATAACTGGGCGTAATTCTGACGGCACAACCATAGGGTCTTACGGTATTGTTGATGATGGGTTTGTCCCGATTATTAATGAGTTAGACTCAGCAAAGGCTTATCGAATTTTTATAAAGCCCATAGCTCCAGAAACAACTCTACCCCGCTCCGATTCAAATTTCATTACTGTAACGGGTCTTGATAATAGTAGCACCCCCGTTACTAAAGTATACGCACCTGATCTAGACACGGTATCTACGCAGGTATCTTCTTCCGTGTACTTTACATCTGTAACTGAAATAAGGAATGGTGACTCTACTTTAGCGGCACCTGTCGAAGTATCTGCCGAGAACATAGCAGATGCTACGGATACTCTTATTCTAGGGCATGTTCAGGAAGCCAACAGGGTGAACTCTTATAGAAGATACAGGGTAGGTAACGACACCAGTGGCTCGAAGAAAACTATGCGCCTCCTCGTTAAGAGGAAGTTTAAGAATTTAATTAACGACAGTGACCCCGTATACCCCAGCAATTTAAACGCTATCAAACATGCGCTGTTGGGTAGTGTGGCAGAAGACAACGCAGACGTAGAAAGAGCGTCATATCATTGGGCTATCTGCAAACAACTTTTAGAAGAAGAACTGGACGCTTATAGAGGAGCGGCTAAACCTGCACTCCGCTTTGATCCTACTGGGTCAGGGTCTCGCGTACCTAACATTTTATAACCCTTAAAACCATGAGTGATATTTTAACATACTTTAGTGAAAACAAAGATGGGATCATAGGAGTTCTTACCGCTGTTGTGGCGGCGGCTTCCGCCATCTGCGCATTAACACCGACACCCAAAGATGACGGCATTGTCCGCAAGGCGTATGTCATCGTTGAATGGTTGGCGTTGAACATAGGCAAGGCGAAACAAAAGTAACCGTGCGCTTTTTGCGTTTACTAACTGCCGCATTAGAGGCTTTTGTGGCGTACATGGACTTTAAGAAGACACGTTACTTATATGAGATTGAGGATGAAATTGACCAGCTTGCTCGCGCCGCTACTCCTTCTGCAAAGTTGCGCATCGAACGATTGGACAAACGACTCGAACGTGAACGAAAGCGCGTTATACGATCCTCCGACATTGACTCTGATTGAGGGGCGTGAATACCAGTTCGTTGAAGGAAAGATGGTTGGGCGGAAGGATCACAAGCTACATAGCCATTACTCATATTTAAGGGCAATAACAATAGGTGGTAAATGAATTCTTCCAAACTTATCGACGGTCTTTTAGGGACTATAACCCCCACGATAGCTGTAGCCGCTTCGTTGCAAGAGCAGTTGGAGTATTGGTTAAGGGTAACCTCGCTAGTTTTAGGAATCGCTGTGGCGGCAGTATCTTTATACCGCTTACTCTTCAAGCATAAGAAATGATTGGTTTAGCTATAGGGCATTCTCGAAAGGGAGACAGTGGTGCTTATACTGTCGGGCCGGATAGCGTTAGTGAGCACACATTTAATTCTGAGCTTATACCTTTAATCACCCCGCACCTACGAGTCCCCTTTAAGGTTTACGATGATTACAAAGCGTCCAGTTATGTGGGTGCTATGAACTTTATCTCTAGGAAGTTAAAGGAAGACAACGTCGATGCCTGTATAGAGTTCCACTTCAATGCGGCTAGTCCTTCTGCCACAGGTCATGAATGGCTTCATTGGGAAACCAGTCGTGGTGGCAAACGTCTAGCTTCAAAACTCAAAGAAGCGATGGACGCAGAGTATCCTGAATTACGGTCTCGCGGCGTTAAACCGAGGGGCAAAGGACAACGGGGTGCTTTGTTCCTTAGAAAGACACCGTGTTACGCTTGCATCGCGGAGCCTTTTTTCGGGTCGAATGTGTCAGATGTATCTTTGATACGGTCTGATATTGGGAGACTAGCCAAGGTTTATGCAGATGGTGTAAACAACTTTTATGCCGGATGAAACTACCGAAGTCAGTACGTGTAGCTGGTCAGGTTGTCAGGATACTTCAGGAGGACTTGAGTGATGACGGGTTATTCGGATACTACAGCCACGACAGGAAAGTAATAATTTTAGCTAAGGATTTAAAAGACAAGCAGACACTTGCCACACTAAGGCACGAGTTGATGGAGGCATCCTTGTGCATATCCGGTGTTGGTTTCTGTGAAACCTTTGAGCAGGAAGCCGTAGTCCGGTGTATGGACGAAGTATTCTTCCCTGCTTACGAAAGGTTATTCAAACGCATACGAACCGGATGAGACTTAAAAAGCTACCACCTCAGTTCACTAGAACTAAGGGAATGCTCTTATTTACGCCTAACAGCGACAACATAAAAGAAGCGTTCGAGCGTAGCGAAAAATTAGGTGTGCTCCCCAATTCCTTTACCCGTGGTGCGGGAAGAATGACAGGGTTTCTTGGCGAAGTCGCATTCGAGACACTTTACCCCGAAGCTAATTATGTGGGCGATAAAGTGTTTACACATGATTACGTTATCGGAAAACGCAATATAGACATTAAGTCGAAGAACTGTTCTGGCAAGCCCCAGCCCCACTACACTGCCTCCGTTAATTGTGCCGAAGGTAAAAAACTAGCCGCTAACGCATATTTTTTTGTGCGTGTTAGGAAAGATTTTACGAGAGCATGGATGCTGGGTTGGGCTACCGCGCACAAGATCCAGAAAAACGGAGAGTATAAAAAGAGGGATGACCCAGATGACTATGGGTTTACATATAAGGTAGATGGTTTCCATATACCTATATCGGAACTGCGTCCCGCTCATTCTCTGAGATAAGGTCACGGTCAATGTCGTAAGGTGCAGTTACATCAATTATCCATAGCTTCCCACTTCCCTTACCTACAGATTTAATGGGTCGGATGTCCGAGTTAGATTTACCCGCATCCTCTAAGTGGGACAAACCGTTTCTAACAAATTCTAATTTGTTTGATGCCCCCAATGACCTCCCGTTGTTGTAGGTGTGAATAGCCACTTGGAACTCTGTTATTGTCCCGCGCCACTCACCCATTTTCTCGTTCTGCCCGCGACAGGCTTTTGCAAAGAAATCCACAAGTTCAGCGACTTGTGCCCTACTGGAGTTATCGTATGCGGCAAAAGCAATGCTGTTGTCTATGAAGCTTTTGACTCCGAATCTATCGTCATCGAGAACTTGGATGGGTGGTTTCCAATCATAGAGCCATGCTAAAAAGTGCGGCATCTCATCCTGTATAATGCGCTCTAGTTTTTCTTTTGGCGGGAACTTAAATTCTTCTTGGCAGATCTTGAATGCCATAAGTTTGTCCCTGTTGCTGGAGTCAAGTGTTGGGATGACGCTCATGCTATTTGCATCGTCGTTGAGACTTACAATAATCCGCCCCGCCCACGGGAGTGTAACTGCATCTGCATATTTAGCCATGAACTCAATTCGTGGGTTAGCCACACCTCGCTTGATTAATTCTGTAGCCTTCCGTTGGTCTTGGAATGATGCCGCACTGACTGTATCGTCGATGACCCATGCCGCCGCTCTTCCTAAGTCTTTGTTAAACTTAGTCCCGCCTGAAAGGTAGTCACTAGCGTCAGCATACCCACCTACAGCGGCAGATATTATCTTGTTAGATAAGAGAGTTTTCCCCCTTTTAGCTGGACCGACTAATATACATGCCTGACCTTGATCTTCTTTGTTGTTTATAACAGCTTTGTAAAACCTCTGAAACCAAGCAAAGAAATAATACTTAGTTCTGATGTTGGTGGAATCTACGAAGAATTGGTCAAAAAACTTATTTAACCACTTCCACTTGTCTATGTCCCCATCCTCAGAAGGTGGTATAGGCTCTATACTAGAACTGTTTAATATTCGTAAACCGTTAAATGACACCACTCTTTCGTCTCTTCGGAATACAACAGGTGCTATTTCATTGATCCTATTTTGATTGCTGATAACCAATATAGCGTTATCTACTTCAGATATGTTTTCCCCTTTCTTGGGTCGTTGCTTAAATCCTCTTTGTCGTAGCTCAAGGACAAGTTGATCTCTTGGGATAGGTTGTGCGGTGCCGTGAAGTAGTTTAAAAAATTGCCTTCCATTAAACCAGTACTCGTCTAACAAGTCCCCCATTTTTTGTTGCTCGTAGTCTTTAACAAAGTCAGGACCAAATATTTCCCTCCACGTTTTCCACCCCTTATCCCTGTCTGAGTATATGAGCATACCGTCTTCAAAGACCTGACACCCCTCTCTATCAATCCCGTCATCAATCCAGAACAAAGGCCCTCTGGAACCTATCTCAAATTCCCCGACCCATCTGTTCGGAAAACGCTTATCTATCTCTGCGGAAATTTTTTCGATAGGTATTGAGGTGTCCTTTGATTGCGGCGGGTTTTCCTTAGCCGCTTTGAATAGTGCTGTCTGA